TTATCTACCCTATTTAGTAACTCCACATTATCCTTTAAAATTAAAGCATTTTGCCTGGCTGGCTGACCATCTTTCGTTTTAATTGCATCAAGATCAACGTGGTGATGAACTCGACCATATCTCTCTACGAGAGTAACAACATCGGGATGCATCTCAACGAGCATCTGTGACTTCCTCAGTGATGCATCTTCTTCATAGTTATTATAAACTTCAGATGTGTTGCCACCCTTCACAGTACCAGTTCTGGCTTTGCCCTGCAGAAAGGCATAGATTAGACAAGTGCATAAACCATCTTTCAGTACACGAATAGACAGATCGACGTCTTCATTGTATCTACCACGCCATCTATGCTCAATTTTATTTTGTATTAAGAAACAAGACATGATGCGCGAGTTTAAGATATATGGCGGATATGGATAATCATCAACACAGAAAAATTTGTATTGAAATCCGGTCAGTGCAATATTTTCATAGCGATCAACAAAATCTTCTGTTGCACGAAAGATACCAGAGCCCCTACGAACACGATACCTTTTGTTTTTATGCAGGCGCCAGAACTCGTATATATTGTCGTCCATCAACCAATGGCGCTCATGACCCTCGGATATTGAGTGCTCCCAGCACCAATTACGAGCAGGTCCCGATCCCTTACCGTGATTGCTGAAAGGTAATACAAGCAATTTATCCTCACCACAAGTCTCAGCATAGTTGTCATATTCCTGCGGCTCGATAGCAATTTTATAAGATGTCACACCCATTCGATCTAGGGCACGCATTGTCATGCGCTGTTTCCATCGACCCTTCGACAGAATGTAGATTGGGTACCTAGTCTCAAAGTTCATTTTCATCTACATATCCATTTTTAATATTTGATTCTCTATCTTTTTTAGGATACCAGACTACAGGAGTTTTATCAGTTAACTCATAGTCGTATAGCTCAGAAAAAGCTTGGCGGTCCTCTTTGGTTTTAAATTTAATCGTAATCTGTTTCCAAGGATCCAGTTTTTGAGTCTCAAACGATGGCATGCCCGCAGCCCACCATTGAAGGTATGGGTTGCGCCACTCATTCTGTAGTTGTTTCTTGTTATATGCTTTCATTTCAGTCTCCAAAAAAGCTAAGTAGACCATTATCTTTTTGTCTACTGTAAATGTATTTAGTCAATTTTGGAACGGGTGCCTCACCCATTTTATTCATGAACTCTGCGTAGTCTTCGATGCAATCAAAGTTCACAAAAAGATTCTGCCAATCCTCAGGAAATTCTGGATCGACTTGTTTTGGTTTGATATTTGGCTCAACATTTGTGTTTTCACCAATAAATCCTGATAGGTCAGACGGCACATTTTCTTCAGCCGTATAGCCTACAAGATCATCATAATTTTTTGATGTATCACGTACAGAGTTCATGGTAGACATTCTAATACATTCCTTCGTAATTGTCAATAGTTATTCAAGTACTTATGTATTTTTCTGATCTGATCTAAACGAACTTCAAAATCATTTAGCTGTCTAGTCCTACCAGACGGATGATAGATCTTCAAGTGATCGAGATCCATTTTATTTAGAACTTTGCTCACGAAGGATCCTAAAGCAATAATTTTTTTATCTCTAAATGGCTCTAGTCGAGGTTTTAATAAGTCAAAAACTACATTCTTGATGTCTGGTTCTACATTCACAGCATGTGGTATGACATTTTGCCAGTCCCATTCATAGCAACGAGCAGCATGCATCCAGTCTGTAAGTGTCTGGTATGTATCTTGCTTGCTGTACTTTTCACCGGATGAATACACGCACGTGTCCCACCCAGAAGGACAAAAACCGCAAACCATCACCTCATTACTGAGGCGATGGCGCGGATCGAGAATCCCTATCCTTTCAGCAAAGGATTCTTTCAAGTAGTATTTCTCAATCATTGATTTCGAACAGATCTTTGAAGATGTCGAGAGCCTGATTGGCATCAGAAACTGAAGCCGTAAATCGCCGATCTTTTCTGTCGCCACTGCCGACATTTTCTAAGTCTTGCAGACCAAGTTCTTTTGCCCAAGCTTCCAGATTTTTCTTGAACTCTGATTTGCCCAACATGAACGTAATTTCATTTACATCACCATTCGGCATTGTCGTCCAACCAACTTGAACTCCATTTCGAGTTACACTTTCAAAAACTGTTGAGGTAGCGGTAATGGTGAGCTTGCCGCTTCGACCCTTGATAAAGCCATAGTTATCAGTATACCACGATGGCAGGCTTTCCAGATTGTCGATCTGATCTTCTTTCCAAGTTCCAAAAATTTCAGAAAACTTAGACATAATAAAACACTCCTTGTAATGCCCAGCAACGGCATTATCGGTTGGTTGCAGTGTGGATATAAGATACGACTCTAAAACAAAAGATGCATCTTTTTCGTCAAGTCTAAACCTTTCAAGATTGCATGCAACAATCCAAAGATCATTGATGTCATAACCCTTCGAGTTTATATGAGACAGACAACGATTGCCACGACCCTTGCCTGTGTATTTTGGATTTCCTGCAAGGTCCCGATACATATAAACATAGTCACCGAGAGACTCTAGGAAAACCATGGGGATGGTTTCTGTGTTTGTCATGTTCATCATATGATTATACTATCATATAATGCTAATTATGTAAATACTTTTTTATGTAATGTTTTGAACTACTTAGCTTTTTTTCTTCTTCTCATGTAAAGCTTGTACTGCTTCATGGCCCGATCTCTATGGATCCTGTTTGCTCTAGTCTGATATAGAGTTCCCTGTAGATGATCGTATTCATGCTGGATTGTTCTAGCAGTCATCCCGCTATACTTCGTGGTGGTAGTCTCACCGTTCATATCCGTAAACCGGACACGAATTGCTCCAGGTCTCTTAATTTTAATATAGAGACCTGGGAAACTCAAGCAGCCCTCTTCATAGTAGACATCTTCGCTGAATGTGTCTACGATATTAGGGTTAAACATGCAGATCACGCTTTCTCTGTTGTCAGGATCTCCAACCACGAAAACGGAAAGTGGTATACCAACTTGTGGTGCTGCAAGTCCTATGCCATGATTATTTATCATGGTTTCACCCAACCGTGATGCTAGTAGCTCAGGTGATATCTGTGGGTCATCAAAGTTGAATGGCTCTGTCTTTTCTCTGAGTATCGGATCTGAATTATCAATTAGAGTGTACTCAAAACTTTTTTCAATATCAATCAAATCCATCAAACATTCCTATATTCAAAGTTATTACTCTCTTTATTCTCGGATAACAGAACAGCGCCGTTTCGTAAGTGAAAGCGTTCGGCCATCTTAGTCTTAGGAGAAAGAGTAACAAATCTACATATGTGTGGTTTGTTTTCTTTTATCCATTCTACAGTTTTAAAGACTATATCTCGACCTGCTCCTTTTTCATAAGACCATACCGTATAAAAGACTGCAATACGAGGTTCATCAGCAAAGTTTGGAAACTCTATGAGCTCACTCATGTTTGTTGGAACCTGATCATTATATGATACACATATACAAGCTGCAGCATCAGCTGTTAATTCATTCTCATATACAAAGAAGTCTTTATTATTTGAAATACGAAATGCATAACTGATATTTGGTCTTACTGGATCATCATCAACTAAATAAGCCCTATCTGGTGTAACACTATGTAGTATCATGCCGCGATCCTCGAGAAATTTTTATGTTTTTCAAATTTAATTACAGAACGAAACTTGTCTTGAAGAACATCCCCTTTATGACTAATCACAAAAACATTGGTCTCCTTACCAAGTTCATTTAATAATTTCAAGAACTCATCACATCCGTTCGAGTCTAGTGAGGCATCGAATACTTCATCGAGAATTAAAAGATTGGTATTTGTTGAGTTCTTCATCTTCGCAATTGCTCTCCATGTAAGTAACAGAGATAAATCAATCCTCATCTTTTCACCTTCACTGAACGATGCATAACTGAAAGAATCTCTGTGTCTGGACTTTATAGTCTCTTCAAAATTTTCATTCAACTCAAAACTCACAAAGAACTCCATTGCAGCCAAATATTTATTCACTAGCTTGTTCATTACAGGCACGTACTGTCGAACTATTTGTGTCTTGATGCCCTTATCTTTAAGTAATTCAGCGGCAACATCTAAGAGTTCTTTTTCGTGTATTTCACTTTCCCTTTTCTTTTCGTGTCCCTTGATTTGTTTCTTGATGACGTTTACTTTTTTATTCTCTTCTTTCAGATCAGATACATCATCAACTTCTGTGTCGATGTTAGTTCTGAGTTGATTGATGTATTTATTCAAAGATGAGATCTGGTTATTACCATCAGATACTTTCTCTAGTAATTCCTGAACATCTTTATTGATTTCCATGATGTCTAAAAGTCTCTGATTTTCTTTATCTAACTCAATCTGTAATTTATCAAATGCTTCATTGACCTCTAATATCTTACTTTCGTTTTGACCTACCTTTTTGGACTTTATTTCATCATTTATGTCTTGGTCGCAAGTAGGGCAGTGATCATTATCTTGATAAAATTTTATTTCTTTCTTTAATTTTTTAAGCTTTTCCTCAAATTTAGACTCAATTTTAAGAATCTCATTCAGCTTTTTCTGCACGGACTCTTCATCTTTTACTGATTCCTGTAAATCTTTTACTGAAGAGTTATTTTTACTGATGTCGTCTTCAAGTCGACTTATTGCTGTTTCACTCTTTTTAATCTCGGCTTTGAGGTTATCAATTCTTTCTTTGTTTTTCGACTGCATCTCATCAATATATTTCTGATGGACTTCAAGCTTCTCTTGCTCTAAATCAATTTTGTACTTGATGTCTTTTAAATTGTTTTTATTCTGCTGCAGCCTTTCTTTCAGTAAAATATTCATTGCGGTGAATATCTTGATGTCGAGTAGATCCTCAATAATCTCCCTACGAGCACCCGTAGGTAATTGCATAAAAGGAACAAAAGATGATGAACCCAATATAACGATTTGAGTGAATGAATTAAAATTAAGTTTTAATATATTTTGCTCAAGATGATTCTGATAATCTCTCACAGAAGCAGTTTGATTTAACATGACGTCATCTTTGTAGATCTCGAATACATTGGGTTTCATACCTCTTCGTACTCGATATCTAGAATTACCAATGGTAAACTCCGTCTCAACAATCATGTCTTTTTGATTGACCGAGTTCATCAACTGTGGTTTATTTATTTTTCGGAATGGCTTACCAAAAAGAGCAAAACACAATGCATCTAACATTGTGGATTTACCCGCACCGTTTTCACCAATAACTAAAGTGTTTGGACTCTTGTCTAATAAAATATTTGTCCAAACATTTCCAGTGGACAAAAAGTTCTGCCACCGGACATTATGAAAGTGTATCAATTAAAGCTCCATATTCTGCGCTTCTGTATATAAATTAGCAAACAGTTGGTTTAGCTTTGCTTTATCTACTCGCGTATCCATCTGATCAACATACTTGTAGAGAGAGGTCAGTGTATCTTCAGCCTCACTGATAATCTCCTCTTCGGTTTGCTGATCTAAGTTTTTATGATCGTCAACTATTGAGATGTGTGCAGGATCTGCTTTATATAAGTTATCCATCACAATATCAAACCAATAGGGATTATTTTTATTTTGAATAATTACCTTGACATAGGTATCTTTGTACTCATCAAAATTATATTTCTCTAAAAGATCTTCTAGTTTCACATCTATATCGTCATACCATATCTTATTAAATATTCTATATGGATTTTGAATAAATGTCAACTCTCTTTTGGTAGAATCGAATACATGAAAACCACGTTGATCATTATAATCATTCCAAAACATCTCATATGGATTGCCAAGATAGTGAATGTTTCCCTTTGATGATTTGGTATGGAAGTGCCCGGAGCAAACAAGATCAAACTTGTCAAACAGCGCAGACTCAAGCCCGTGTGGATTTGGCATGCCCCTGTACATATCAAAGCCTCTTAACTCTAAGTGGCCGAATAGTACTTGAGACTTTGTATTTTTAATGAACTCCATGGATTCGCCGTAGTTACCATTGCTTATCCAAGGAAGTAAAGCAATACTGCAGTCATCAAATGTATAGTCTACAGGATCTGCATGAAATGTAATATTTGTTTCTTTGAACAGCTCGTTCATGGCATTAACCTCATTGGTATTACGATAGGGAATATCGTGGTTACCAACGATACCAACCAGATTTATTTTATTATCAATGCAAGGCTGAACAAAGATTCTTTTGAACTCTCTGAGCGTAACATAACTGATGTATTTTCTTCGATCAACAATATCACCAAGATGAAAAACAGTGGTGATATTATTATCGGTCAAATATGGAAAGAATATGTCATTATAGAACTTTTCAAAATACTTAATGTAAATTTGGCTATCATTACGAGCACCAAAATGAGTATCCGTTATAATTGCAGCTTTCAATTAATTCTCCATAAGAACATCAACTGCTGTAGTGTTTCTGTTCTTTTTTCTGCGCTTGGTTTCCTCGAATGCTTCAATAAAAACATCTACGTGATCACGAGACCATTCACTTGATTTATTGGAATTGAGGTATGTTGAGGTATCATGTTCCTGAACATTGTGATCCATATTCATAGTAGACATCTCATCTGTCATTTTATACTTTGTGTACAGATGTTTCTTTTCTTTTTGAATACGTCGAAGAAATGCATAATATATAATTTGTGTAAAGTATGCAAATGGATTGTGAGACTTTTCTGGATTAAAATTATCGATATACTGCAAGCAGTTCTCAACCCCATCAGAGATCATTTCTTCTTTAAAAGTATAATTAATAAAATTTGGCTTGTGTGATAAGTGAACAGCAATTTTCATGAAGCACTCTCCGATATAAGGAGTGACTCTCGGTCTTTCTTTATTCGAACTTGCTGCCTCATTAACCATATCTTTAAATTCGATCATGGCTGCCAAAAATTCTTTATTATTAACGTAGTGCTCTTTTTTAGCCTTTGATGTTCTACCCATTAGTGCACCACGATGTTTGTGTTTGAATATCTTTCAAAGAATGCGCGTGTGACATCTTCATCCACCTCATCTTCTTTTGTTTCAAATTCTATGTTTTCTTCTTCGTCTGTTTGAATATCAAGACTATCTAAGCACCCTAGGTAATAATCTTTCATATCTTCCGATGCATCTGAATGAATGATTATATTTGACATACTGATAGGGAAAATAACTTCATCGGTAAACGGAATCCACTTTGCAACTCTTACTGAAGCTCCTCTATATGTATTATGAACAAAAAGCTGAAGTGGTTTATAAAGAATTGCGTACTCATCGTCGATGCTATCTACCATTGATATAATATGCTCTCCACTTGTAAGCTTGAAGTAGTTTATATTTGGTTTCATTGCTTTATCCTTAGAGTTTTATATTGTATATTTTATACTCGAATTCTTCTTCGTTGTAGATCTTTACTCTTTCTGAAAAATGATTGAGCGTGTAATTTACTTTGCTCTTGTGCCTTAAGTCATCGGCGATGTCAAACAGTGTTGCCTTATCCTTTTTATTGCCTTTACGTAAACCTCGGCCAATAGACTGAAGATTACGAATACGAGACTTAGTGGGAGAAGCAAAAATGATATTATGAAGATTCCTAATATTAATTCCAGTGCTGAAGGTACCGTACGAGGCAATGATAATCGCGTTTTCCTGCCCCTCAGTAATTGACCTGATTTTCTCCCGAGTCTCTGCATCAGTGCCTCCATAGACGAAAAAAACTTTTCGATCACCTTTAACTGCCTTTGATATGTTATCATACAATATTTTTCCGTGTTTGTCAACAAATTGAAATAACAAAAGAGTATTACCATTGAGTGATAGAGTTAAATTTTGAATGAATTTATTTCTTCTTTGATTACTTACAATAAAATCAACTTCATCTTGATATTTCATTTTACTGACAAGTTTCTTTTCCTCATCGGTATATTTTAGCACCAAAGCTTTTATCTTAAAACTTGCCAGATGATCTTGATCAATGAGTTCTCGTGTTCTCACAAATTGCTTTACTCTTCCAAATAAGCCTTCTAGAACAAGCTTATGTGTCTGTGTACCATCAAGGGTCCCAGTAAAACCAAAACGATACTTGCAGTCAATAAGTTTTGTCATAATAGATGTAAGTGACTTTGCTTTAAACAGATGGCACTCGTCACCAATCACAACATCATACTGAGAGAAATAATCCTTACGCATCTTGTACAGAGACTGCCAAGTCGATACAACAATTCTACAATCAGTATTTTTTTCCTGACCACTCATAATTCTATGAATATCGTTCTCATCCGATCCATACTCTACAAAATCTGATTTCATTTGATGAACCAAAGAAGTGGTCGGTACTATGATAAGAGTCTTACAGTCACCGTACCATTGAGTTAAGAGCCATATAATGAACGACTTGCCTGAAGCAGTTGGAGAAACAAGTAGACCCCTATTATTTCGTACGAGATGAACGAAACTGTCCAACTGATAGTCACGAGGATCAAACGAAGTTTGGAGAGAAGTGATGAATTCATTTGCTTCTTTTACTGAAAAATTTTCTTGTGTGTCTATACTTTCGGTAATTTCAAGATCGTATTCTCTTTCATCAGCAAAAACCTGTACGTATGGTAATAGACCCAGATATAGCTGTTTCGTCATAGCATTATATAACCGCATTTTTCCATCCCACATGCGATTACGATATGCTGGCATAAATTTTGCACCGGGTACTGTGAATGTGAAGTAATCATTGAGCTCCTGACGTATTACAGGCTCTGCATCGACCTTCATATATACTTCATTTTCCTTACTAATAATCAATTTATTGCCACTCACATTGCTAGGAACCAGAAGTAAATCTGATGAAATCCAAGCTGTTTTTGATGACATAACCCCTCGTATTTATTGCTTTTATTATTTCTTCGAGGACGTCCACCATTTCCTGTTGATACGCAATTTTTGTATTCAACTGGACCATTTCAGAATCACTTTCTACATAATATGAAACCTCGTTTTTTAATCTTTTAAATGGATATGGCTCCCTTCCAAGTTCTGCTAGATCTTCAGGATTATTTAGGTCTCCGCGATAGTAATCCATGAGCCTTTGATGCAGCTGTTTTTGCTTCATCTTTAAAGCACGAAGCTTTAATCTCTCATCAGAGAAATGCTTCAAATACTTACCATGTAAGATTGGGATGTTTAGACTTTCTCGTGATAGCTCAGTTTCATCTATCTTAACATCCTCTTGCCACATACCAATAATATTTTCAATCTTCATTCGTTAAGGCTCTTTTCATTGCAAACATTGTCTTTGTATCTAAACACTGTATAGTCGCACTTTTAATACCAGGATAAATTCGTTTCAATCCTGATAGTAGACTACGGCTATTTTCTCGATAGAAAGAATCACATTCTACATAATTATCAAAAGACAAGCGCTCATGATACTTAATATCCTGTTCACCGGATACAAATGTAACCAGCGCAACTATAAACCACTTCATATCTACACTCCAAAGCTTTCACCACAACCACAACTTGATGTTGACATCGGATTCTTTACCGATAGAAATGATCCACCCAATTCATTTACATAATCAACAGTACTACCTAATATATATAATTCTGCAACTGGATCAACTACGAGTACACCATCAATCGGATCACTCCAATTTACATCTGGACAATCAGATTTAAGTCCCCATATGTATTGAAAACCAGCACATCCTCCACCCTGAACACCAAGTGATACATAATCATCACCGCGTACTGAATCAAGATATGTCTTTGCTGAATCTGTAATAGTAACCATTTATTACCCTTTAAAATCGGCTCAAGGCCTATTATAACAAGATTATCTGAAATGTAAACAAATTATACGGTATCAGCAACTGTAAATTGACGATACCTAAATGTTACCTCCGCTTGCAGGTACTCAATATCTGTTTGTGTTACATCAAAAGCAAGTGGTGATAGTGATAGGGGAAACATATCTTCAAAAGAAATTCTAATGATTGGATTATTATTTGAAGATAAAATAACCAAAGCGCCATCAGAATATATACTTGAGCGTGATGTATCTAAGTCTTTATATTGTTTAAAGTTTTCTGGAAATCCCAACCCCTTTATCCAGTTAAATATTTCCAAATAATTTTTCATTTCCTCATCTACTCTAAATGTTAGGGTAAATGGCTCGTAAGAAATTTTATCCCCGGGTCGAGGTATGTTTACAAAGGGATTGGTTTGAATTGCTTCTACCATAGATATTGTTGGCAATGTCGCCGCTTGACAGAAATACTCTATGTTTGGAGCTCTATTTAAAACGAAACGAAAGCCTAGAGGCGATAAAAAGTTGAGATTTTGAGTGAGTGTTTCAGCCTCTAGTGTGTCAATTCCGATTTTTGGTATCAATGCCATCTTTTAATCTCTTCCATCATTTCTACTGTTCGATATCCGTTGTGTTTGTCCGAATAACCAACTTGAACTTCTTTAATTACTGCTTCGATATTATGTTTCCAAAAGTTCAAAAATTTGTGGACTCTCGGTATTTCAGGTACTATATCATCGGTCTGCCAAATAAACTCTTGCACGATATCATTATAATCTGGCATATAGTATAAGATCTCTACAGTTACCACATTTCTTTTTAAGTATATCATAACACTATTTATATAGATCAATACACAAAAAAAGAGGGGAGCCGAAGCTCCCCTCTAAGTTTCATCGAAACCTTATTTGTTTTTATTACATTAGGTTTGCGATTGTGACAAGGCGGTAGTAGATGTTGCGATCGTTTACCGCTGTACTGATAGAACCATCAGCGGCCGTTGTGGCGAACGGATTGGCGACCATGCCGTAGCGAGTCTTAAATCCGATCTTGGGCTGGAAGGTGTTCTCACCAACCGCACGCACCATCTGTAGAGGCACGTATGGGCAGTAGAATAAGCCAGCGTCGAATGCCGAGGCACCCTTATAACCGACCGTGGCGTACTGATTTCCAGAGGCACTGGAGAAGTACGGATCTACATAAACCCGCATGCGACCATTCAGGACACCAGCGAAGGTGTTGCCTGTATCGTCAACATTGAGGTTAGCGCTGAGAGCTGGAGTATAATCCAGGACACCAGCCATTTGAAGGGCAGAAGCCACATCCGAACCGCAGATGAGGACGTTACCCTTGCCACGCCGAGTCGACTTGGCGATTTGGTTAGCTTCACGCTCGAGCTGGAATACCAGACCCTTGAACCGCTCAACGCTCCAGCGACCGTTCGCATCGACATCAAGGTCGAACGTACCAGCCGTTGTCGTGTTGTCCTGAGCACCAACCGTAGCTGTGTAGTTGATCGTACGAACAACTTCACGGTTGATTTCAGCCAGGATCTCAGCAGACAGGATGTTGCTGAGTTCGGTTTCAGCGTCGAGACCGTGGATGGCTTTAAGGTCTTGAGCCAATTCCATGGTGTATTCCGCTTTGAGTGCACGAGAAACCGCCGTTACAGCAACCTTCTCGATGCTGAATGCCATCTCTTGGAAAGCATTCTGTGACTCATCACCGAGAGCTTCTGCCTCAGCGGTAGTCATACCCGTTGTTACGGTGTAGCCAGAACCTGTTGCACGAGCCGTTGGATCACTACCGGTTGCAGCAGTGCCCGCGCCACCATCGATAGCCGCGATAGAAGCAGTGTTAGCTGCCGCCGATCCGGAGAACGTGGTATTGGCTTCGTTGTAGAGAGCCTCACTGCCGGCTTGGCTTGTGAAGCGAGGACGCATTGCAAAGATAAGACCGGTTGGTCCTGTCATTGGCTGAACGCCGCAGATATCGTATGCAATGAGGTTTGGCATGGAACGCCGAACCAGCGAAATAAGCACTGGGTCGAAAATGTCCACGGCACCATCAGAGGCTGTGGAGCTCGAGGCACCCATAGCGTTGGTAGGCGCCGCTTCGCCTAATAGCGATGGCATTTGATAGCCACCAGAACCGAAAGACGCTTCACGTGAAGCATTCTCTTGGTTTTCTAGAAGAGTTGCAGTGACTGCCCGACGATGAGAATCCTTAATCTCGCTGAGGTCTGGATGCTCAATGACTGGCTGCCACTTCTTCTGTAATTCTTCAGATAGAAACATTTTTGTTTTCTCCTTACTGTATTAATCAGCCTTCATAGATTATTTATAATATATTTATTTTTTAGCAGATCTTGAAATGGCATTCATGTATACTGCCATAGCACCTGTAGGACCTTCGTTCTCTTCTTCAAGAGAAATGGGACCGTCTTCATCATCGACAACGACCGTTTCGGTCTCTTCATCAATATCAAAATATTGTGACTTCAACATGCCGATTTTTTTACGAAAATCATCAGCATCATCAAAGTCAATTCCTTCTGCAAGTCCGCGAAGCTTTTCGATTTGTGTATCAGTGAGTTCGTCAGTTGCCTCTACGAAGATAGCATCTTTCTCGAAATCATTTACTTTACCGAGAAGCTCGACATTCTTGTCTGTCTCTTCGTTGAGCTTGCCTTCGAGCTCATCAACTTTAGCGATAAGTTCTTCCACAACATCGACCTTCTCTTCTGGAATATCGACATAGTGTTCTTCGAACAAACCTTTGAGTCCTTTGAGGAAATCCTCTACCATATCGGCGCGTACGCCTGTCTCGATGGCAAGACTGTTATTTTCAACCCATTCCTGAACAACATAGTCAAGATATGAATCAACTTTTTCTGTGAGTTCGTCTACAGCTTCTGTACGAGATACCTCGACATCGGACTCTGCTTCAATAGCAAATTTTTCAATCTGCTCGTTAACTTTTGATACGACAGCTGCTTCAAAAATTGTTGCAACTTTTTCCTTGAACTCTTCGTCGAGATCCGTTCCGTTCAGCATTGCATCAACATCGTCTTGGATGTTGATATCAGCTGATGTGATTGTAGCAAGTTCTTTAGGTGCTTCTGCTTCATCAATGACTTTGTCATCAGCTTCAGCTTCTTCATACATGCCAGCATTTACCTTTTTATACATGGCTTGCAATTCAACTTTTTTCATGCTACTTAAATTTTTCATCATGGCATTGATCATCGCCATCTTGGTCTTAGGCATTGGATCGCCCTTACCCTTTGGCTTTTCGTCAGTCTTGTCTCCTACTGGATCCGCGACTTCGGAGTCTTCGCCGTCAGCCTTGAACTCTAAAAGATCTTCATCTTCTGAAATCTCCTCAGGAGTTTCAAGAACCTCTGCGTCCTCCATTACTTCTAAGTCTTGTTCGGACATCTGTTTTATCTCCTTGTGAAAATAAATTTCTCATTCATATTATTTATAAAAACACATCTTTTAGAGTTGCTTCATGAACTTCGCAAAGGCTGCAACTTTAGCTTCCTGAAGCTCTGTTCTTGACGCTTTTCTGATCTGTTCTTGAGTTTTCTCAATGTACTGAGGAACCCAACGATCATTTATTTGTAGCCATTCAACTCCCTCCATAATACCCTCAACAAATGCTTCAGGTGCGGACGGATCGGCTACAATATCAGCAGCTGTTGCCAACTGAAAATCATTCGAAACAATATTTGTTCCATCCTTATCTTGTTTTAGAGTACCCATACCTCTCGATGAAACACCAAGCTTGGCTCCTTCATCCATGAGATTCTTTACGATCTTACCCATCGGTGTTTCTGTCATGATCTTTGCTCTACCCATGATGTTATTTCCATCCTGGTGTAAATCCTTAATCATGTGTGATACGCGCTCAAGGTTGATAGTAGGACCCTGCGGGTGACCAAGCTCTCCATATGCCCGGTTCTTTTCTACATATTCTTTGTTATACCGATTTACTTCTTTTAGAAGTGTCTGGATCGGATACTTACGACCGTTGCGGTTCTTGATTTCCCCCTGCATAAAAATGCCTTCGATAAAGTAATTTTTACCACCGTCTTCTTTTGCCTCGGTGATAAACTCTACATCCGTTTCTAGCATTTCGGTAATAAGTTTCATGACATGTTCCTATTTCTTTTTATTTATTTATAATAGTTAACCTGTCTGGAATCTTTTTGGTGCATTATTATAAAGAATTGTAGCTTCAGCTGCACTTACTGCCTTATTATAAACTGCGCACATACCAACACCTGCATTTGTGTGCAGTGGAAATCTGGGATTACCTGTATTTCCATCAAGTAAACTTGTTAGCCATGTCCAATTGTAAGTTGAGTTTCCAGTCGATGGTGAGTTGTAAGTCATAGTAAATGTATCGGTCTTAGTGCCGTTTACATAAAAAGCACTACCGTTAGTTACACCCTCGTCTATGACTATGAGAATATGAGATAAACCATCAGGAAGAGCTGCAGCTGCTGTTTGACTACCACCAAAACTTCCTGACGTTCCTCTGTGAAGAAGAAAGTTAATTTTTTCGGAGCTATACTGCTGTATGCTAATACCCGTATCGTTACTATCTTCTGCGGTACTTACGATGTATCCTGCGGTAGTGGCGCTCGCAGGTTTACCGTAACCTATCTCTATAGTAAACTGAGCGCCATCTTTATGTATAGAATTTGTGAATGTTGTGGTAGACTTAAATCCTTGCATGGTAAGAAAATTAGAAGCGGTTTGGTTATAGTACAGACTGCCGCTGTCATAATTTGGATCGCGAGAATCAGAACCTGTGCTGCTTCCTCTTTGAACATCGTACGTCGTCTGAGATGATCCATCTGCTGGTGATGGTTCAGCGTTAATAACAGTTTGCGAACTTTCAGAGTGTGAAGCATCCCACATAAATACACGTGACGCATTGATTGTTTTGATATTTGGATCATCATTCGGTGCGTCGCGATCCGATGTAAGAGAACCAGCACTGACTGTGAAGTCGCCACCCGTTCCAGCATTTAGAGCAAAGTTAGCTGCAGCTTCACCGGCATCTAAGTGTAAGTACATGAGCGGAGAAGAACCAGTCGGCGTTGAACCATCGGCTCCAACATCAACCGCTGTGCCCCCATCTGAATACCATTTTCTACGATTCGCTTCTACACTAAAATCAATATAAGAATCATCGAACCAGAACTCAGCTAATGAGCCATAAAAAGGTTTGTCTGTAATCTCAGCAGATCTACCAATCTCCATCGAACCTGTAAAATCAATATCGTCGTTAGTGAATGTTTGCCCTGAACTTTCTAGTTTATCCACGTCATTAATATACAAATTTTTTGCTCCGGTGGCAAGGTTACCTGAGCATAACACATGATTCCAACCATCATTTAAAACACCAGTAAAAGGAGAGGTTGATTGTATTAATAGTATAAGCGAGCCACTTGCGTTTCTACCAACGAGAGTTAACTTATTTGATCTGTCTGATAAGGCACTTCTTTGTAGTAAAAATTTATTTGATGAACCAGCTCGTATAGTAAAGATGACATTCGTTTCTTCATCAGCAGTGTCTGCGTTGGCTACGTCTTCCATTTTAAACCAGAATGCAAATGCCCATTCTTTTCCATCGGATATTCCACTCAGCCCAGGAGCTGATCTACTTAAAGTAGTGCTTCCATTGAAGTTTGCATTATCTACTGTGAAAGCACCACCTCCACCGCCTCCACCAGCAGAAATAACTGCTGCTGTTTGCGATGCGACTATAGAATTTGTTGGTGAGACGCCTACGCCTAATTTCATAATTAGTAGCCTTGTAGGACTTTTAATCCCATCTTTCGTCCGGAACTATCGTGCTGAACCATGATCATGAAATCATGCGTGCCAGGATCGAAAGATCCTTCGTCTGTAACCATAGAATATCCAGAAGGTAAAGAACCGAGCAGAGCTTCTATATCGCTAGCCCTATCGGTATCTTCTGCGGTCCATGAATCCATTTCGTCAGCAGCCGTTGCTTCGCTGTTTCTAATTGCATCTTTGAGTTCTGTTATGTTTGCCATTTTTATTCTCCGTTAAGAACCGTCATATGGTGCCGGTGCATTCGCATATAAAATATCAGCTTCAGCTTTCGTTACAGCTTTGTTATAGACTGCGAAGTAACCAAGACCACTCATATTACCCATTTGAAATCTAGGGTTGCTTAAATTAGCATCAAGTAGGCTCGTTAAGAAATGCCAGTTGTGAGTTGAGTTTCCTGTGGATGGTGTATGACTCGTAAAGTCCAGAGTAAAGGTATCTCCTCCAGAATCGAATGAATAAAAAGAACCATCAGCAGTAGCAAAACTTGTATCGTTAGCTTTCGCCGAAAAGACTAAGTGATGAACGCCAGTTGACAAAGCAGTATCACCCTGTCGTGTAAATAAGAATACCCCAGAGGTCCCTTTATGAAAGAATACATCGAATTTATTTGCAGAGGTTTGTCTAAAG